TCTTCTTCGCTTTGATCTTCTAATTGAGATTTTATATTGGTAGTTTTAACTTTTTTTGTATTCATTAAAAGATTTAAACCATTAAAATCATTAAAATCCATATATAATTATTAATAAAAAAAAAAAGGTTTTTATCTTATATAGAATATTATGAAAATATAGTATTTTTTTTAATTTTTTTAACGATGATATGTCTTTTTAATCTTTTTTGAATAATTTCTTTTGATATTTCAAACATTTCTTTATGCATAAATTGTTCTATAATATTTAAATCACATTCATTTATTTTATTTATAAATTTATCTTTGAATTCATTTCCAATTTGTTCTTTATCTTCGTCTGTAAGTTTTTCATCTTCATCTTCATCTTTTGTATCTATATGTCGGTCTATTGAAAAATAAATAAATTTTTGTAATTGATTATATTTTTTAATAATAAAATTTTTAATCATATCTATTATTTCTGTTAAACCTTTTGTTCTATTATTTTCTATAACTTCTAAAAGACTTATATAATAAAATTCATAATGACCATTTTTAGGTATTAAATCATTTATTTCAATAATTAAAAAATCAATTAAATCTTTTTTTTGATATTCAATTTTCATATTATATTATATATGATATTTTAAATTAATTCTAAACCATATACTATAATATATCATTTATTATATCATTTATTATATTCTTATTTTGTTGTATTTTTTTTTGTATATTTAAATAAGTTTCATTAGTAATGTAAGTATTATTTAATATTTTATTATAAGAATCATTTTCTTTTAATCTTGTTTTAATTTCATTTTTCATTACATTACTTACATTATCTTCTTTTATATCACCATATTGAAAAAGTTTATGCATAACATCATGAATATCTATTAGAGTTTTATTAATTTCTGGAAATATAGTAGAATCATGAATTTCTCTATCAATGTAATGACCTCCTTTACTTATAAATTTATTATTTTTATATAAAAATATTATATAAATTATTAATAATATTAAAATAATTTGCAACATTTTTATATTTAATAGTATATAATATAAAAATGTTAATAGAATATGATAAATATAAAATAAAAACTATTAAATTTGATAAATTTTTAAATTATGAATATAGATTGTTAAAAAAAATTTTAAAAGAAATTTTATTATGTGATGATAATCATTATACTAGTATAAATTTTGATATATTTAGAATAAAAGATTATGAATATTATTACATAATAAAATTAATTAAATTTGTTAGTAGAATTGGAAATAAACTTATGGATAAAACAGAATTTATAAATATTTATTCAACCAGTGATAATAAAACTATATACGATATTATTTTTTCCATTATAAGTACTGATGATTTACCTACAAGATTTATTATAAATTATATAGATAATGAAATAAATTGGAATAAAACTAAATCTATTGATAATATTATATATAATAATTTAGAAAACAATTTTATTATAATATAATAATTAACTATGACTGCTGGTTTAATCCAATTAATATCAAAAGGAAAAGAAGACAATTATTTAATAGGTAATCCTAAATTACATTTTTTTAAAAAAATTTACAAAAAATATACTAATTTTTCTCAAATTACAATTAAAAAAGAAATAGAAAATAACTATTATGATTCAATTGAAGAAATTTTTTTAGATATGGAAGGAGATTTAATTTCTGATATTTCTTTAACAACTAATATTAACGGTACATGTGTAAATAATGTTTCCATTTATAATATTATTAAAAAAATTAGTATTATTTTTAGTAATACTACTATTAATGAATTAACGCCTAAAACAATAGATTTATATAATAATATAATTTATAATGAAAATCAATTACAATTAATTGATAATTTATCAAAAAATATATTATCTGATTATGATAATATATATATTGATATAGATATAAATAATAATATTAGTACTAATATTAATAATTTAATTGATTTTAAAAAAAATAATTATGTTAATATTTATAATTATGCCAAAATATATATATTTAGAACAAATCTAAATTATAATATTAATTTTTATAGTGATAGTAATTACACCAGTGAAATTTACCATTTAAAAAATAATAATATAACTTATTTATTGAAAAAACATTTATACTTAAGACAAATTTTTTATAAAATAATTGATAATCGTAATTCTATTATTAATAATGGAATAATTAATATATTTCAAGATTTTAATAAGAATACTAAAAAATATTATTTAACTTTACCATTTTGGTTTACCAATAGACCACAATTATCAATTCCTATTTTTCTAATGTTATATGAAAAAATTAAAATTAAAGTAGAATTTTCCAATTATAGTCATTTAATATGTAATACAAAAAATGAATTATATAATGGTAATTTTACTAAACCTTCCTTACATAATACATATTTAATTATAAATTATATTCTTATTGAAGATGAATATAGAAGATATATAGCTAATAATATTAATAATTACTTAATTGAAAGATTTAAAACTATTGAAATTCCAATTAATACATCTATTTTAGGTGATATAAAAACTAATATTAAATTAAATAGTAATACTATTATTAAATCATTATTTTGGCATTCAAAAGATACAGACTTTAATAAATCTATAATAAAATTTAAAAATAGTATAATAAATTTTGATAACAATTACTATACAAATTATAAAAGTAATTTGAATAAAACCTTTAATTTAAAACAATTTTATAATTACAATTTTTGTTTAGATTTATTAAATTACCAACCATCAGGACATTTAAATAATATAAATTCTGATTTATTTTTAGAATTATATCCTATTTATAAACCAAACATTATTTACGTTAATAATATTTTAAATAATATAAATTTATTTGGTGAAAACATTAATATAAATAATAATGAAATTTATTTATATAGAAATATTAATTATCATTTTAATTTATTAACAAATATAAATATATTTATAACTGATAATATTATTAATAAAAATAATAAAAATAAACCTACATATTATAAATATTGGGATTATTTAAATAATATACTATACTTAGATAAAAATCAAGCAGAAACAAAATTATACTTATATGATTCAAATTTATATTATAATTATATAACAATTAATATATTAAATCCAGAAAATATTATAACATCAAAAAAAAAATTATATATATTTATACTAAATTACAATATATTATCATTTCAAAATGGTTTAAGTAATTTTATGTTTCAAATTTAATTATATAAATTATAAATTAAATACTAATTAAGGATTTTAATTAATATTTTTTTTTTGATTTTCTTGATTTTCTTAATTTTCTTGATTTTCTTGATTTTCTTGATTTTCTTTTTGGTGCTGATTTTCTAGATTTTCTAGATTTTCTAGATTTTCTTGATTTTCTTTTTGGTGCTGATTTTCTAGATTTTCTTGATTTTCTTTTTGGTGCTGATTTTCTTTTTGGTGCTGATTTTCTAGATTTTCTTGATTTTCTTGATTTTTTTTTACCAGACCTTTTTTTAGAACAATAAGGTTTATGTTTGCGAGTACCCTTTTTGTTTCTATTCCATGAACATTTTTTAGAGTTTCTTTTACTTTTGCAAGATTTACGTTTCATACTTTTGCATGATCTGCGTGATCTACGTGATGTTCTTTTTTTTCCACCTGTAATACTTGATTCTTGCCAATTATAAATTGATTTAGCATTGTTGTTACTTTGTGATTTTTTAAGAGCTGTTTTCTGAACTGGACTTAACTTACTTACATTATTAGCTATGGTTTGACTATGCCATGGAGAGTTTTGTTGGTTAGATTGTGCGAGAGGTGGTGATGGTTGATTTTTACCTATACCCATTTCTGCTGCTGCTGATGCTACATTCATTGCTAATAATCCTTGTGGTTCAGTATCATCATACCATGTCCAAGGTTCGGATTTTCTATTTTCTGGGGAGGCTGGACCATTGAAATTATGTGAATGTTCTGTTGAAAATGGTGGTGGTTTTTTAGCTTTTTTAGATACTTCCTTTGGTCTTCTATGTGAATGAGTTTTAGATTTACTATGTTTATGAGTAATTTTTTTTCTTTCTGAACAACCTGCTGGGTAATAACCTTTAGAATGAACTTTATTAGCCCATTTACAACCTACTCTGGATTTACATTTTTTTTTATCTTTAACATTACAAGATTTAAGAACATGTGAATGGTTGTTTTGTGTTTTTGATTTTCTTTTTGTTGATTTTCTTTTTGTTGATTTTCTTTTTGTTGATTTTCTAGGTTTTCTTTTTGATGTTGATTTTCCTTTTGTTGATTTTCTTTTTGGTGCTGATTTTCTAGATTTTGTTGATTTTCTTTTTGTTGCATTTAATGATGTTTTTTGTTTTCTTGTATGTTTGTGAGAACCATGTTTTTTTCTGGAATCACCACTATGTTTATGTGAATGTCTATGTTTTCCTTTAGAGTCATGTTTATGAGATTTTCTTGATTTTGTATTGCCACCTAATTTAAACATTTATATTATTATATAAGAAAAAAAATTTAATTGTATTTTATTATATTATAATATTTAATCCATAATTTATTTAAATTATTAAAAAACGCATAAAATTATTATATGTTTTAATTACTTCATAAATACTTAATAAATCTAATTACAAATAATCATTATTTTATTACTAATTTATTGAATATATTTAATTCTTTTATAAAATTAATAATTAGTAATTATTGCTTGTTTTTTGTTTTTTTTTGTTTTGTTTAGTTTTTGTTTTTCCATTAATACAATTTGTTATCCTAATTGACTATTTTCTAATAATTTTATAGTTTATTAATATTGTGCTTATTTTTTTATATTTTTCCCTATTTCAGTCACTAATTCATCATTTTTCATTATTTTCTATAAATTCATCTATTTCTTCATCTGTTAATGTTTGTGTTATGTTTGTATATGTGTTTGTGTTTGTGTTTGTTCTATTGGCATGGTCTCGGATTAGCGCGGCGATGGCGGAGCTAGGAAAGGGAGTAACTAAGCGCTTAAATAGCTGTCTGTACCTCTCTTATCCTTGAGTCATTCCTTGGTACGTGGATTGTAAGTTATATTTAATAGTATTTGGAACATTAATTGAAAGTTTATTTATATTTTGTATATAATTATCATGTATTTGATTACACGTTTTATTAACTTGATTATATTCCTCATTTAAAGCATTATAAATACTTGTTTGGTATATAACTTTTGAATTAATTTCATTAATTTGATGTTGTTTATTTTTAATATATTGATTATCGTATTCTTTTAATTTGTTTAATTCAAATACTTTAGTTTTAATTTTATTTAATACGTTAAATCTTGATAATAAACTAAATGAATAGTTACAAATAAAATAAATTGATATAATTATAACAATTGAATAAATTATTTTATCTTTTGAATATATAAATAAATTATATAAATTGATTTCCATTATTATATATAGTATAAAAAAAAATATAATTAAATAGTAAATTAATTTTTTGTTGTACTATTAAAGAAGTTATAAAGGAAGAAGTAATATTATTTGTTTCATCTGTTACTATATCAGTAATTTGATTAATTTTTTGTTGCATTATTAAAAGCAGTTATAAATTCAGAAGTAATATTATTTGTTTAATCTGTTACTATATCAATAATTTGATTAATTTTTTTTTGCATTATTAAAAGCAGTTATAAATTCAGAAGTAATATTATTTGTTTCATCTGTTACTATATCAGTAATTTGATTAATTTTTTGTTGCATTATTAAAAGCAGTTATAAATTCAGAAGTAATATTATTTGTTTAATCTGTTACTATATCAGTAATTTGATTAATTTTTTTTTGCATTATTAAAAGCAGTTATAAATTCAGAAGTAATATTATTTGTTTCATCTGTTACTATGTCAGTAATTTGATTAATTTGTGTTTGATACGATTGACTAGTATTTCTACAATCTTCTTGTAATTTTTTTTTTCTATCTAATAATTTATCATTTGTATCTTTAAGATTTTGTAATTTAATATTAGATATATTTAATTGGTTTTTTAATTGATGTTTTTGTTCTAGTAAATCATATAAATCATTTTCTAAAACATCTTTTTTTTCTTCTAATGATGTTTTTTCTTTATAGAAATTTATTATATCATTACTAAATTTAGCACTTGTTGCACCATCAATTATTTTACCATCTGTGCATTTAAATATTATTATTATTATAATTAATACTATCAATGGTACAATAAATATTACATTTCTTAAATTATTTTGTACAAAATTTTTAATATCTTGTATCATTATATAAATATAATATATTTTAATTTATTATTGAAAAATTACAAAATAAATTATTAATCATATATTTATAATATAATATTAAATATATGATTAAGAGTTTATCTGGTTCTATAGGTTTTATAAAAGTAATATCATCTAATTTGAAACAACAAAAAAATATTTATATATTTTTAGATAATCATACTAATAATAAATACTGTAATAAAAAACAATCATTATTTTTACATGATTTTATAAAAACATATTTTTTAGAAAATAATAATTATTGTTTTAATAAAAAATGCAATTTAAATATATTTTTAGAGGAAGTACTAAGTAAAAAGAATATGGTATCATTACATAAAACTTCTAAACATGTAAATGAGTTTTTTAATTTTTATAAAAATGTTTTAAATAAAAAATATAAAGAATATACATATGCTTTTGATATAAGACAGTATTTACAAATAATAGATATCGTGTTAATAATAAGTAATATTAATAATTATAAAAAAATTAAATATAAATATTTATTTTATTATATAAATATATTTTTAAATATGAATCTAAATTTAAATGATATAAAACAAGAATTAATAGAAAATGAAATTATTAATAAACTAAAACAAATAAAAAAAAATATGAAAATATCAAAAAATACATTTGTATTTAAACATTATAATTTATTAAAGGAAAGAGCATTAAATTTATATAATAGAAATTATCAATATGTTATTAATTGTAATGAAGAAGCATTATTAGAACTTTCATATTTAATAGATAATATAATGGAATTTTACTGTATTTATTTAATTATAAATAATAAGGAAACTGAAATTCTATTATATGCAGGAGCATATCATTGTATAAATATTGCATACCAATTAATAAATTACTATAAATATTCATTAATATATAATTCAACTACAATTAATATTAAAAATTTAAATAAGTATAAAAATGATGAATTTCTTGAAGAATTAGAAAATAAAGACAATTGTATTAAATTTAAGTAATTTAAATTTTTATTATCTTATATAAACAATTTAAAATTACTATTATATTTTATATGTAAAATGATAACAGAATTTTTATTAATTATACTATTGGGATTATTTATATGTGAAAGATATTATTGGTATAGTGAAAATGGAGGCATTTGTGGATATTTTGAGAAAAATAAGAAAAAACCATTATTAGATTCATCCATTGCAGAATATAGACCTTTAGATATTCCAGTTATGGGTAATATAGATCATAGTAATAATATGAGTAATAATAATAATAATTCATGATGAATAAGCTAAACCTCCCATACCAGACATAATTCTTAATATATTATAGTTGATAGCATAAACCCTAATTTTACAATTTTTTTTTTTATTATTTACAGTTGCAACTGAATTTTGTGTAATTGTTAAAATTAAAGATGCGTTATCTATTCTTGAAAAGTTACAAGTACCAGAAGGTTGATGATCTTCGGGATAAAAACAAAAAGAGTAAACATTAATACCTGTAGCAGGAATATTTGTATGATGTGCATATGGTTGAACTAAATTAAAATATCTTCCATCTCTTGATGAGAATCTGTCATGACCATTTAGTTGTAATTTTGCTTCTAAAACTGGATTGTGTCCTGAATCATATAATGACATATGTTCTGATTCGACAGTAGAATCAGGAAGATTAGTAACATTCCTATCATTAAATACTTCTGTATGAATATTAGGACCTTTAACCTGGTTCCAATTACTATTTTGCACTCCTGGAAATTGTTCAGTACTCATATCTTGGTCTGGGTAATATCCAGATTGAGGATAATATATACTATTATCATTTATATTTTCATAATAAAACCCACTATTGGGAAATCCAGAATTACTATATTGACCCCCTATAATTCCTCCTCCAATAGGATCATTAGGTGTTCCACTAAAGTATGAATTATCAATTCTATCTGTATAGTTAAAAAATTGTTGTCCTCCAAATTTTTTAGTAGTTTTATATTCAATATTTGAATTAGGTTGTATAATCCAT